GATGGCGTGATGATTTTTATTTACCAGTTGCAGAGAAGTCGATGGCAGTTTCTAAATTTATGTTTGTAAATATTATGGACCCTAAGATCAAAGGCACGAGATACAGATCAAGTGATGAATTGGTAAATAAACTAAAAGATAAATTCATGGGTCAGATCGGTATGAGGATTATGCAAAGACCAAAATCAGATACACTATTTAAAGATGAAAAAGAAAAGGCAGACTTTATGAACAAAATGTTTATAGAAAATGTTTGGTGTTTTGGACCTAAAGAAGACTTATTTAAACAATCAAGAAAAGCTAACCTGGATAATTTTTTCGCATGATGTTGAATTTTTTAGACATAATGATTATATTATACATTAGCATCCATTGGGGATTTTATACTGGTGCTTTTATTGCTGTAAAGACAAACTGGAATATACCAAGATTTATTTTGATATGTTTATTGATGAGATATTTTATTATGAGTTATGGGTATTGAGCTTGACTTACTAAATAGATATAGTATAATAGATAATGATAACAATGAGGATAATTAATGAGTGATTTTTTAAAAGATGTAATAAAAGAAACTGGTAATGAATATGCTAGTTTGGTATCAGATGGCGCTTCAGGTGATGTAGATTCATTTATAGATACAGGTTCTTATATATTCAACGCATTACTAGGCGGTTCTATTCATAGAGGTTTGCCTTCAAATAAAATAACAGCAATCGCAGGTGAAAGTGCTACAGGTAAAACTTTCTTTGTATTAGGTATGTGTAAAAACTTCCTAGATAAAAATCCTGACGGTGGTGTTATATTCTTTGAATCAGAGTCAGCAGTAACAAAAGATATAATCGAAGAACGAGGAATAGATAGTAGTCGTATGGTGATTATGCCAGTGACAACTGTACAAGAATTTAGACATCAAGCAATAACTGTGCTTGACAAATATATAGAGCAAGATGTATCTGAAAGAAAACCATTGTTATTAGTATTAGATAGTTTAGGTATGCTATCAACCACAAAAGAAATGGAAGATACACAAGCAGGTAAAGAAACAAAAGATATGACAAGGGCACAGATAGTTAAGGCTGCCTTTAGAGTATTGACACTAAAACTAGGTAAGGCAAAAGTGCCTCTAATAATTACTAATCATACTTATGATGTCGTTGGTTCAATGTTCCCACAAAAAGAAATGGGTGGCGGATCAGGATTAAAATATGCAGCGTCATCAATCGTTTATCTTTCTAAAAGAAAAGAAAAAGATGGCACAGAAATCATAGGTAATATAATACATTGTAAAAATTATAAATCAAGACTAACCAAAGAAAATAAAGTCGTAGATGTTAGATTAACCTACGACAAAGGTTTAGATAGATACTACGGTCTGCTAGACTTGGCTTTAAAACATAACATATTTAAACAAGTTTCTACTAGAATTGAATTACCAGATGGCTCTAAAACTTTTGGTAAGACGATCAATAATGACCCGACAAAATACTTTACAGATGATATACTAAAACAACTAGATGATGTTTGTAGTAGAGAGTTTAAATATGGAGAAACAGAAAATAACAATCCCGAAACTGCACAAGACGACTAACCCTAAACATAGGGAAGATTATGTGTTTGTAGAAAAACCTGGTGAGGATTTTACAGCACTTAAATTAATTAGTGGTCCATTCGCAAGTATAGTTTACAAATATGGCAAGGTAGGATTCAGACCTGAATCTGAAAAGACACCCGAAGGTGCGTTGCCTATGGTCTTTGATTATACTATCATAGAAAATAAAATAGATGCAGATACAGATAGTCAAGAATTTATTAATCATATTGGTGATATATTAGTTGTATTACTAGACGAGGAACTAAAAGATGGAAAGAATAGAGAGAACGGTATTAAGTAATTTAATTCATAATGAAGAATATACCAGAAGGGTTTTACCTTTCATAAAAGAGGAATATTTTTCAGATAGATTAGAGAAGATATTGTTTTCAGAGATATATAAATTTGTAAACAAGTATAATGGCCTGCCTTCTAAAGAAGCTTTGTCTATTGAAATGAATGGTAGTAAAAGTGTAAATGAAGATGAATACAAAAAGGTTACAGATATCATATCCACTTTAAATCCAGAACCAGTAAACATGGACTGGTTAAGAGATACAACAGAAAAGTTTTGTAAAGATCGTGCCATACATAATGCAATATTAAGTGGCATACAGATCATAGATGGCAAAGATAAACAACACACACCAGAATATCTGCCAGAGATGTTATCAAACGCTTTGTCTGTTTCTTTCGATCAAAAGGTAGGGCATGATTATCTATTAGAGACAAAAGATAGATTTGATTATTATAGAAAGAAAGAGGAAAGATTACAATTAGATTTAGAATATTTTAACAAGATAACAAGAGGTGGTATTCCTAGTAAGACTTTGAATATCTGTCTTGCAGGTACTGGTGTTGGTAAGACCATGTTTATGACTCATATAGCTTCATCTATTTTGTTGCAAGGCAAAAATGTTTTGTATATCACTTTAGAGATGGCTGAAGAAAGAATTGCTGAAAGAATAGATGCTAATCTATTAAATGTGGGCATGAGTGATTTAGAAGAATTACCATATGCAATGTATGAGACAAAGATAAACAAACTACAAAGTAAGACCTCAGGTAAATTAATTATCAAAGAATATCCTACTGCTTCTGCTCACACAGGTCATTTTAGATCATTGTTAAAAGAGCTTGCGTTAAAGAAATCTTTTAAACCTGATATTGTATTTGTAGATTATTTAAATATATGTTCTAGTGCTAGATTTAAAGCAGGTGCAAATGTCAATAGTTATACTTACATCAAGGCAATCGCTGAAGAATTAAGAGGCATGGCTGTAGAGAATGATATACCTATCTTCTCTGCCACTCAGACAACAAGAAGTGGTTTTGTAAGTAGTGATGTGGGTCTTGAAGATACGTCTGAGAGTTTTGGTCTACCTGCAACTGCTGACTTTATGTTTGCCATAATATCTAGTGAGGAACTAGATGATAAGAATCAGATCATGGTCAAACAATTAAAGAATAGATATAACGATCCAACAGTAAATAGAAAATTTATACTTGGTGTTGATAGATCAAAGATGAGATTTTATGATGTTGAACAAACAGCACAAACAGATTTAGTTGATAGTGGACAAACAACTGAAAGAAAATTTGAGAAAAAAATGGGTCAGTTCTCAGATTTTAAAATATAACGACCTAATAAGGAATAAAATGGCTACAGGAAAAATAAAATGGTTTGATACTAAAAAAGGTTTCGGATTTATTTCACCAGATGAAGGTGATAAAGATGCTTTTTTACATGTATCAGCATTACAAGCTGCTAACATTTCATCTGTAAAAGATGGACAAGCAGTTGAATACGAACTAACTGAGCAGCGTGGTAAGATGGCTGCAAGTAATATAAAAATACAAGGAGAATAAGATGGCAATCACAATCGATGGCAAAAAATATGATGAGACCAAACTTTCAGACGAGGTAAAAAGTTCTATTGTTCAAGTTTCTAATTTACAATCGAGACAAAAACAACTAACTACTGAGTTTGATAATACAAAAGTTTTGATTAAACATCATAGAGACGTGATAACTAAAGGCTTAACAGATGAAGCATTAGTAAAAGATGAAAAAAAAGAAGAAACGAAACAGTAAAGTCAGGACCTTTCCTGGTGATAGAAAGCCAGCAAAGACAGTTTCTAAACGCAAAATGTTTTACGAAACAAAGTTGAGCAAATGGCAAGGTAAGATGCGATGGTTGGTTATCGAGAGACCAACAGGTAGTATTATATCAGTTGCTCACTTTGAAGATGAAGCAAAAAAGATAACTGACTTTCAAAATGAACATAAACAATGGGTACCTCAAGGAGGTGTCGTTAAACATTTAACAATGGGAAAAATATAATGACTGACTTAGTTATAAAAAATCCTGATGGTAGTTATGCTACGACAGACGCCACTAATCTAAAAGGTCACAATTGGCACAAGACTATCAGAGCTTCTGATGGCACTATACCTGAGGAAGATATCAAAAGATATTATGATATTGTTATGAAGTTAGATTGGCAAGACGGTTGGTATTCATCTGAAGAAATGAAGACAGAGGCAAAGACACCTGGTTATAAACATATTCATCTTGGTGGAAGTGATACCTCTAGGGAAGAGTATGAGATAAAACAAGATTGGGTAAAAGAGATATGGGATAAAGTTAATCCTGGCATGAAACTTTTAAGACACTATCTCAATGGTCATAACAAGTATCAATCTGGTGGCATACACATAGATGGTTGGACTGCTGATCAATATACTGCAATCGTATATCTAACACCTGACTGGCAACCTGAAGATGGAGGTTCAATAGAGTTCTGGACTCCTAATCTAAATGACGAACAAAGAGCGATGTCAATAAACACACCATATGGTCTTACAGGTAGCGCTGAAAGAAATATA